GGAAGAAACCGATGCGGATAAAGTTGAGTTCGTTCGTGGTGTTTCCAACCTAAATCAAAACGGCGGTAAGAAAGTCGTAGGCGGTTTAGTAGCAGGATATATCATTGCGAAGTGGCTCAATAAAAATGGCTAAGGCATCCTTCAAAGACTTTATGTTAGGGCCTGTACGCAAAGCAGAGAAAAAGATAACCCCTGCATATCAAGATATCCTTCGTAGTCACGCAGCTCAAAACTATGGCTGGGATAAAGACGTCGTATAGAATCTCAACATGAGATATAAGAATAACAACCATGTTATAACCTACACAGATGACAGAGTTCTTGACGTAGAAAACGGTATGCCAGACGTACCGCACTCTCCGGCTATTAGGTCTTTTATGATTAACCAGGCAGGTAAAGACTAATGCCTATTTTTATCAATGAAGATGCTGCGCTCAAGAAGCGCTTAGGTGGAATCACCGTATCAGACAGCGGAAACCCTACCCGCCCTGTCCCAGTATTCTATGGACAACCTGACAAGGACATCCGTAACCAGACCTACCCTTACATTACTGTAGACTTAGTTGCAATTTCAGAAGATCGTGAGCGTGCTCACCGTGGCTATGTCCCGTTGACCTACAAGCCTGAGGGTATGAATTACTCTACTAACTCAGCAGGACTCATTAATCAGATGGTAAGCATGCCTATCCCTATTGACATCTACTATCAAGTAAGTACCTGGGCTCGTCAGCCTCGGCACGACCGACAGATTTTATCTGTTATGCTAGATCCTGCAAGGATCCCATTTAGATTTGGACAACTCTATATCCCTGAAGACAACACATGGCGTCGAATGGATCTTATGGGTTTTTCAAAAAGAGATACTAATGAGGGCGGTAAGCGCCTTTTTAGTAACGTATACAATATTCGTGTAAGTGCAGAAGTATTTACCGATGAGTTTACACCAGCTTACCAAGTAACCCATGATCCTAATATCGCTCTAACACATCAAACAACAGTCTTTACTGCCCCTACTATTCCCGCATAATACCGTCACCCTAAGAAACTAACCTAACCTAAGGAGTAAAACTAAATGGCAACATTCAGTCGCCCAGGCGTCTATGTCCAAGAAGTGTCTCTTCCACAGCAAATCACACTACCAGATACAAGCGCCTCTGTTGGCGCAATGGCAGGTGCTCTTCCAAAGGGCAACGCAACTGCACCGCAGTTGATTGTTTCTTGGGGAGACTTTGTAAAGACATTCGGCGGATTAAATGATTCATACCCAGTAACATGGGCTGTATATAACTTTTTTGCAAACGGTGGGTCTGCCATCTACGTACGTCGTATCGTAGGGGCAACATCAGCTGCCGGCTCAATTTCATTCTTGAACCAGGCCGCAGCAACCACTACCCTAACAGGAACAGTCACAGCCGCATCAGCAGCTTCAGGCACTGTAACCTACACAGCTGTTAATACATTTACAGCTGGACAAACCGTAACTATTACAGGTTTAAGCACATCTGCTTTTAACTTGTCAGGAGTTACAATTGCTACTGCTACTGGCACTAACTTTACAGTAACTAACGCTGCAACTGGTACTGCTGTAACAGGCGCTACAGCTACAGCTACAGTAACAATTACCGCACAGACAGCATTCACACTTAACGCAAAGAACCCAGGAACATGGGCTGCAGATTATTCAGCACAGGTAGTTCCAGCAGGTGTCTCAACACGTTTTGGTTTAAACATCTACTACACAACTGGTGGTGTTACAAACCTAGTGGAATCCTACACTGACTTAAGCACAGACACTACAGACAAGTACTACTTTAAGTCTGTAATTGATACAAGCTCAAACCTTGTAACTGTAAGCTCAAGCGGTCTTCCAAACCCTTACTTCCCATACACAGGTGCTACAACAGCAACTGCGTTTGCTGGTGGAGCTAACGGTGCTGCTCTAGTTCGTGCTGATTACTCAGGCGCCTGGACATCATTTGATTCAATTCAAAACCCACTTGTTATCTATGCAGCTGATGCTCCATACGCATCCACATCTACCCTCACAGGTCAGATTCATGGAGACGCAATGATCTATGCCGCATCACGTACAGATGCTTTTGTTGTAGTAGATACCCCATCTGGTCTATCAGTAACACAGGCTAAGACACAGATCACTGCAACTATGGCAATTGCTGCTGGTTCAACAACCGGTAACATCGCAGCTGCTTATTTCCCATGGGTTAATATTCCAGACGGAAATAAGATTCCTGGAGCGGTTCGTCTTCAGGCACCAGGTGCTGCAGTTGTAGGTCAATACCTTTCTACAGACAAGAGCCGTGGAGTCTTCAAGACACCAGCCGGTCTAGGAAACCAAATTGCACTTGCAGTGTCTACTGAATACTTATTCACAAACGCAGAGCTTGATGACATGAATACATACGTTGACCCAATCAATGCTATCCGTAACGTTCCAGGAGCTGGAATTGTTATCATGGGTGGTCGTACACTGGACAACACACCAAGCAACCGTTACATCAATATCCGCCGTTCTCTAATCTTTATTGAAAAGCAAGCACATGACCTCAGCTCATTTGCAGTGTTTGAGAACAATGACTCTCGTTTGTGGCTACAACTACGTACCGCAATCGGAACCTTCTTACTTAATTACTGGCAACAGGGCGGTCTTCGTGGCGCTAGTCCACAAGAAGCATTTTACGTAAAGGTTGACGGCAGCACAACTACCTTCTCAGATATTCAGAATGGTAGAGTAAACATTGAAGTAGGAGTTGCCCTACAGTACCCAGCAGAGTTCGTTGTCATTAAGATCGGACAACTAACCGGAAGCGCGACAGCGTAAAGGAGATAGAAGATAATGGCAGCATATACAAACCCACTCAGTAACGAGAACGCAAGCATTGGACCGATTACCGATCCAGTTCGTAATTTTAAGTTCCTAGTTACTTTCACACCTACAACCGGTTCAACAACCGGATGGGGATCAAACTTTGGAAAGATGGGATTCGTTTCTCTATCTGGCCTAAGCGTCAACACAGAGTCAATTGCATACCGCGAAGGCGGATACAATACTAACATGCACCAGATTCCAGGACAGTCTTCATTCACACCAATCAGCCTTTCAAAGGGCGTAATGCTTGGACAGAATGAGAACTCACTTTGGATGAAGCGCTTGTTCTCTGTACTAACACCATCTGCAACTAACGGTGTTGGTTCAAACTTCCGTGTCAATCTTGACATTCAAGTACTGAGCCACCCAAACCCTGCAGCATGGAAGGGATCAGACTCAACTAAGCCTGATGCCACTACAGCACTAGATCAGCACACTTCAATGCGCTTTAAGGTTTACAACGCATGGATCACATCACTTGCTTACAGCAACCTTGATGCCGGCGCTAACAGCCTAATGGTTGAAGATATGCAGCTCGTGCATGAAGGCTTCGATGTTACATACGCCACAGGCTATAAGGCAGCAGAAGACGCTCCAGACTTCGCATAATCGACTCTAACTAGAAAGATATAATATGAACACTGATACCGTTATAAATTCGCATACAAACCCTGACCTAGCTAACAAGCTAGTCAAAGAAGCTACAGAACTCTCTGAGCAGGAGGTAATGGTTAAAGCGGTTAAGCCGCCACTAACCTTGCCTCCTGCAACAGAAGTAGATTTGCCTGGTGGGTTATTTGACCCATTTAAGGGAATCATTTCTAATGCTGAAGTACGAGAGCTTACAGGTATAGATGAGGAAGCAATCTCTAAGATTGCCGATACAGCTAAATCACTCTTAGCTATCTTAGAACGTGCTACCGTCAAGATCGGTGACGAACCAGCTAGCAAGGATCTAATTGACTCCCTGTTTGCTGGAGACCGAGAGATGCTTCTTCTAGCTATTAGAAAAGTTACTTTTGGAAATGAGATTAAGCTTGGTCCTGGTCTTTGCCCTCATTGCGAGGAAGAACAGATTTTCACTATAGACCTGACAAAGGATGTAGCGATTAAGAAGCTTGAAGGAGATGCCGAGTTTACAGTTAAATGTAAAGCAGGCGACGTCCTGGTAACACTACCTAAAGGCTCTACACAGAAAGCTATTGTTGAAGCAACAAATAGAACTTCTGCGGAACTAGATACTATTATGCTGAAGAGCTGTGTACTATCTATCAATAGCCAGACAGTAATTAACCCAGACGTGGTTAGAAACTTAGGGATGCTTGATCGCAGAACTATTTTAAAAGAAATTTCAGACCGTAACCCAGGTCCACAACTCGGAGCACTAAAGAAGGAATGTCAGTCTTGCGGCCAGGAGGTGCCGCTCCCGCTATCACTAGCGGATCTATTTCGGGAGTGAGCTCAATTACGAACTCTTAAACGAGATGTATGACCTTCTAAGTCAACAGTACAACGGTTGGACCCTGACAGAGATTCGTTCCCTAACACCTAGGGAGCGAGTCAACTGGTTAAACAAAGCAGTAACGAGGTTAAGGCGGTGATTTTTTAGATGTCTCAGAACATGGTAAACCCTGATGATTCAACCATGGGTTTTTCTCTCAACGGTTTAGATGAGAAAGACTTTGACGCCCTGCCTAAAGAAATGCTTAAGGTCTTTAAGGAAGTTGAAAAACTTGTAGACAAGATCGCCAAAGACTGGGGCAAGACTCTTGAGGAAACAAAAGAGACTGCAAAAATTGTTGAGGGTGAAGCCGGTGGTGGCGTTGGCGGAAAGATGTCCAAGAGCCTCGGCAAGTTCAGTACGCCTGCCGGTAAGGTTGGTATGGGTGTCATGGCATTGGGCGCTGCCTATATGTCCATGGCTCCAAATACTATGGATGCTGTTACACAACGCATGGCAGCAGATACGTTTGCTGGACTCAGCGGTGTACGTGGTGGGTCTCGTGGCGCAATACGTCAAGCTAACGCAATGGTTGGTGGCGGAGCCACAAGTGCTATGGGCCCTACAATGGCTCAAGCAACATTGTTCTCTGGTGGCGGTATGGCCGCAGGCAC